ACTGATCCGAGCCGACGATCTCGGTGAACGGCGCCGCGCCATAGAGCGGGAACACGCGGTGGCTGCCGAACACGCGCGGCACCGGCCCGTAGGGGCTGGCGCGGTTCTGCGCCCCGGTGATCGAGAGCGTGGGCGACGTGCGCTCGGCCACGCTCAGGCCCGAGCGGTCGGCGAGCCGCGGCCTGGGCGGCGGCGCGATCGCGTTCACCAGCAGCGAGCCGGCGAGGCCGATAATGCCCGAGCCGATGGCGTTCAGGATCGGGCCGCTCGTCATGCCGAAGATCGTGGCGCCGACACCAAGCTGCGCCCCGATGAACCCGCCAAGCACAGGCCCCAGCACGAAGCTGGCGGCAAGTACGGCGATCGACAGGATGATGCGCAGAGGGCTCTTGCCGCCGCCCTGGCCGCCGCCCAGCCCCGGCACGACCCGCACCGTGACCAGGCGCCCCGGCTTCGGCCGCACCACGCGCCAGTGCTCGCGCGCGATCGGCCAGGAGTCGATCGCCACATGCGCGTGGCGGATCAGCGCGGCATCGGCGCCGGCGGCGCGCAGCAGCTCCAGGATTGTGCCGGCCGCGGGCAGACTCACATCGCTGCGTGCGGTCGAGAACGGATTCAGGCAGGCGACCAGGCGCAGCTCTGGACCTGCAACCTGCGGAGGCATAACCTCGCCGTGCAAGAGCGGAGGTTGCGATGCGCACTGTGCTATCGCTGGCGGCATTGATGGCCCTCACCACGGCTTGCTCCAACGTGGAACAGGTGCGCGGCTCTGCGCCGCATCACAGCGCCGAGCTCGCCGGCGACTACCGCCAGCTCGCGGCGTGCGCGACGCGCGCGCTGCAGGCGAACACGCAGCCGTCGCTGGTCGTCGACGACAGCCAGCGGATCGCGACGATCCTGGGAATGTGGCCAGGCGCGCAGATGGCGACTTATGAGGTGACGATCGCGGCCGCAGGCCCGGCGCGCAGCGCCGTCGCGGTGCGCGCGCCGACCAGCATGTTCGGCGGCTCGGGCTTCGCCGACGAAGCGATGCTGCGCGTGCAGCGCTGCTCTCAGGCCGCGCATGCGCCCTCCCAGCGATAGATCGCGAGCACGCGGCGCTGCCATTTGAGGTCGTCGAGGCGCTCGACGCAGGCGTCGATCCCCTGCTCGATGTGCAGGAAGATGTTCGGCGCGACCACCACGCCGACATGGATCGGCCGCCCGAGGATGCGCAGCAGCACCGCGTCGCCTTCGCGCGCGGTGTCCGTGGCGACCTCGCCCCAGGCCGACATGCTGGCGCGCTCGCGCGTCATGAAGTCGGCGAGGCTCGCGGGATCGAACTCGCTCCAACGCCGGTCGGCGTATTCCGGCAGCTCGACGTCGAAGCGCTCGCGCAGCACGAGCCGCACCAGGCCCCAGCAATCGCAGCCGTCGCGGCCGCGCCCCCCCTCGCGGTAGGGCACGCCCACATACTCGCCGACCCAAGCAGGCGGCCCGGCAGCGGAAAGATCGCGTGCGCGAGCATCCGGGGTTGGCGGGGCAGCCGGATGCGAGCGCACTAAAAGAGTCCCGGATGCGAGGCCGGCGTGAACGAATCGCCGGGGTACGGCTCGTTCAGCACGTCCTCGAAGGCCAGCTCGGCCGACACGATCTGCGCGTCGTACTCGGCGCGCTGCGCGGTCAGCGTGAACGGGCCGGCCTCGACCAGGTCGGGCGTCGACGCGAGCACGACCTCGAGCGCGGCGGTGAACGGCGAGTCGATCGCGCGGATGTAGTCGGAGACGCGTCGCGCCAGCGGGTCGGCCGAATCGGGCACGCCGATATTGTCGATGCGCAGGCGCACGCGCGGCGCCTCGCCGGGCGCGTCGTCGGGCAGGTCGATCTCGAACGGATAGGCCACATAGGTGGCGCCGCGGCTCACCAGGTTGGCGTGATCGTTGACCACGCGGATCGGCGTGGCCAGGCTGGCATGCGTGATGGTCAGCAGCAGCAGATAGGCCTCGCCGGTCTCCTGCGCGAGCACGCCGGCCAGGGCCGGCGCCGACAGGCCCTGCGCCGAGACCAGGCCGGTGACGCGCAGCGCGCCGTAGCCGCGCAGCTCGGCCGCGCCGAACGCCGTGGCCAGCGCCGAAACATCGAGTCGTCCCAGCCCGTCGATCGCGGCGGCGGCCTGCGCATTGGCCGCAACCGAAATCAGGCCATGGGCGCGCAGCTCGGCGGCGGCGAAGGCCGTGGCCGTCGCCGCGGCCGCGAGCGCGCCCACGCCGTCGAGCCGTGCGGCGTTCTGCAGCGCCTCGCCCTGGAAGGCGAGGCTCTGGCTGAGCTCGATCCAGGGATTGAGCAGGCCGGCCTCGGTCTCGTTCTCCGGCAGGTCGCTCGCCGCCGAATCGCCCAGCTCGACCGAGCCCGAGCGCGTGAAGAACGAAAAATTGTGGGCGCGATACCCGAGCTCGAACACAATCCGGTCGCCGTCCAGGACCGCGAGATTCGCCAGTGTCGCCGCGCCCTCGCCCAGGCGCGGGAAGGCGCGGTTGCGCCCCAGCGTCTCGAACTCGCTCCACAGCCCGCCCGCGTCGAAATCCAGCAGCGTGCCGCGCACGACCGAGCCGTCGTTGCTGACCACCTTGACCACGAGCTGGGCGCGCATATCGGCGAGCAGCGAGGATTCGAAGGCGACGAACTGGCCCTTGATCGTCCCGCCGATGGTCTGCGCGGCCAGCGGCGCCGAGACGTATTGCGCCCACAGCACGTCGACCACGCTCGGCGAAGATTCCGCGACCTGGCGCGTGGTGAAGGCGCTCGAGCCGCGCGCAGTGGTCGCGGGCCGCCGGATCGCGGCGCCGGTCAGCTCCCAGCCCGACGCGAAGGCCGGCGAAACCGCGGCCGCGCCGGTGGCGGGGAAATAAAACCGGGTCCCCATATCAGAAGGTCCTGCTGTCCAGGTTCCCGGCGGCGATCGTGAGCGTGCCGCCGGCGTTGATCACCTGCGGCGTCACGACGTGGAGCAGGCCCGAGCCGACGCTCGTGATGTCGATCTCGGCGCCGGCCTGCGTGGCCGAGACCTTGAACGCGTCGGCGGTGAGGCCTGATGCGAGGACCCAGTAGAGCGTGGTGTTGTTGGTCCCGCCGGGCAGCGAGCCCGCGATCTCCGCGTCGAGCGCCACGCGCGCATCCGCCGCGAGCCCGTGCGCCGGGCTGCGGATCAGGTTGCCGGCGACGTCGTCGGCCACGAAAATCTTGCTGACGGTCGACAGCCAGTGGCCCTTGAGGAAATTGCCGGCCGCGAGCGCGTCCCAGATTCCGACCGCCACGATCGTCGCCGCCGGCAGGCCGGTGAAGCTGATCGCGTTCACGTTGTCGGTGACGCCCGCGGCCGAGGCGTTCCAGCCGGCCGCGTTCACGGCCTGGCGCGCATAGGAGCCGCCCGCCACTTCCGAGGCGCCGGTCTCCAGCGGGTTGCCGGTGTGCAGCGACACGTGATTGGTGGTCGAGGTGAACGCCGTGTCCTTGTGGACCTTGTCGTTGAGCTTGTTTTCCAGGTAGTCGGAGGTCGACATGGCTGCTCCTACGGCAACGCTTCGAGATCGAGCGAGGCCTTGACCATCGCCAGGCCGCCGACCTGGCCCAGCGGCATGATTCGCGGCGGGGCCTTCCAGCGGAAGGTCGCGGCGCCTTGCGTCACCGGATGCACCCAGTCGAAGGCGATCGCGCCGCCCACGCAGGTGGTCTTGAAGAAGGTCTTGAGCGTGGCGTGCTGCGCGTTCGAGAGAATCACCGCGCCCTTCACGGGCTCGGGCGCTGCGGTGAAGCGGCGGCGCTGCTTGGCTGGCCCGCTCTCCATCGGCGTGCGCTCGACGGTCTCCGGGAACGCGTTCTCGAAGCCGTCGATCTCGAGGTGCTGCGGCAGCGACACGGGCCAGACCGGATTAGCCATACCTCACCCCCGCCCGGCCGAGCGCGCGGGGTTGGCGAGGCGGCCGCGCGCGAGGCCGGAGAAGAATCGAGGTCATGAGCGCCGCACCGGCTGGCGGGCGAGGCCGTAATTGGCGCCGAGCGAACGGTCGAGATCGCCGCGGTCGAAGGCGTCGGCGACCTCGGCCTTGATCAGGGCGCGGATCAGCATCCGCCCGTCGGGCCCGCGGGACTGGCTGACCTCGACCGGCGGCGCATTGGCGCCGCGCTGGTCGATGATCTGCACGCTGGCCCCGCCGAGTGCGGCCATCTGGCCCGGCGTGAACACGCCCTCGCCGCGTTCGAGAATCGCCGGGAACTCGCCGGGCAGCAGGCCGCCATGCAGGCGCGGCGCGTGCGCGAACAGCGCCGGGTTGATCTGGCGCCACGGGACATTGTCGTTGCCCGCCACGCCGCCGCCATGGAACGTGCCGCCATAGAAGGTCGCGGGATTGAACGCGGGCGCCGCGCCGCCGCCGAACGCCGCGCCGAGCAGCGAGTCGAGAATCCGCCCGCCGGCCTGGAACAGCGGGCCGGTGATGCGCTCCTGGATGAACTTCGAGAGCAGGTCGCTGGCGATCGTCTGCAACAATCGTCCGATCGAGAAATTCGCGCGGTCGAGCCCGACCACCAGGTCGGCGATCTCCTTGGCCGAACGCTTGCCCATCGACTCGAACGCCTTGCCCAGCCCCTCGACTCCGGACGACGCGCGGTCATGCGCCTCGCGCACCGCGCGGCCATAGGTGTCGGCGTCGAGCGCCCCCTGGCGGTGCAGCTCGGCGAGCCGCGTGAACTCGCTCGCCAGCGCCTCGGCCGGCGTGCGCGTGGCCTCAAAAATGCGCCGTCCCTCCTCGCGCGCCTGGTTGGCGCGCTCCTGGGCCTCCTTCTCGTCGTGCAGCGCGCCCGCGAGCTCGCGGATGCGCGCGAGCTCGGCCTCGCTCGCCTCGCCGGCGCGCGCGACGGCCTGCGCGACGAAACGCGCGCGCGCGTCGGCCAGCGTGGCCTGCGCGCGCGTGAGATCGTCGATCACGCGCTGCACCCGGTCGGTTTCCCGGCCGCCGCCGGCCTGGTCGAGCGCGTTCAATTGCTGGCGCTCGCGCGCGCGCGCCAGCTCGATCTCGCGCGCGATCCCCTCGTCGCTGACGCCCGGCTGGCCGCGCCGACCCTCGATCCGGTCGATCTCCTCCTGGGTCGCGCTGGCGATGCGCAGGCGCTGGCGGCCGCGGTCCTGGTCGGCGGCGATCACCTGCTGGGTGAGATCGCGGATGCGCGCGAGCTGCTGGTCGCGGTTGCGTTGCTCGGTGGCGGCGATCCGGCCCTGCTCGGCCTGCGCCTCCGCTTCGCGCCGCTCGCGGGCCTCGCGCCGCGCCTGCTCGACCAGCGCGTTCTCGCGGTCGAGCAATTGCCGGACCACGCGCTCCTGCTCGGCGATCGCGTTGTCGCGGCCGGGGAAGCGCCGGCTGCGCAGGGTGTCGAGCTGGCGCTCGGCGTCGAGCCGCGCGCGCTGCGCGCCGACGATCTGCCCGCCGATGTCGCCGCCGCCGAGTGCTTCGTTGGTGGTGCGCACGCCGCGCGCGATGTTCTCCAGCGCGAAACGCACGGCGTTCGCCACGCCCGGCGTCTTGCCCAGCTCTTCGAGCAGATCGCTCCAGGCCTTGCGCACCGAATCGACCGCGCCGATCAGCCCGCCGGCCTCGGCGCGGCCCGCGCCGCCGATCTGGCGGCGCACCTCGTCGAGAATCACGCCCTGCGCCTGGGCCTGCTGGCCGGCGCGCATCATCTCGGCGATCATCTCGCGCTGCGTGTCGCTGAACGTGACGCCGATGCGCTGCAGCGCCGTGAGGCCGGTGGCTGGGTCTTCGAGCGCCTTGCCGAGCTGCACCGCGGCGCTGGTCATGTCCTGGCCGAACACGGCGGCCATGTCGGCGCCCAGGCGCAGCGCCTCGCCGAAGGTCTCGCCCTGGATCGAGCGGAAGGTCGCCAGCACCGAGGCCGCGCGCTGCACCGATTCCTCGGACGCCAAGGTGGTGTTCTTGATCTCGTCGATCACCCCGACGATCTGCGCGCGCGTGAGGCCGGCGGCCTGGCCCGTGGCGCGCAGCACCGCGTCGAGCCGCAGCATGAGCTGCTCTTCCTGGGCGGCCTCGCGCAGGCCCGCGGCGAAGGCCGCGAACACGCCGGCGACCACGGCGCCGACCGTGAGCGCGGTGGCGCTCAGCGCGCCCATCACCGCCGAGAGCCGGCCGGTGCGGTCGACCATCGCCTCGAGCTGGCGGCGCGCGTCCTGGCCGGCGGCGCCGAAGCGTTCCAGCCCGCGCGTCGCCTCGGCCGTGGAGCGGTTCGTGTTGGCGGCCGAGGCCCCGAGCCGCTTCACCTCCTCGCCGGTCTCGCGCACGACCCGGACCGCGCCCGAGCCGTCGGCCGAGATGATCAACCTGACTTGCGTGTCAGGCACGGGTCCGCCTCCGCGCGCGCGCGTTGAGCAGATGCACGGCTTCGGCCTCGATCACGCGCAGCGCGCCGAACAGCGCGGGCGTGAGCGCGACGCCGAGCAAATCGGCGATCGCGCGCACCGCGGCGAAGTCGAGCCCCACCGGCGCATGGCCCGCAAAGCGCCATTGCGTGTCGGCAGCGAGAAACAGCTCGAACGCGCCACGGTTCTCCTCCAGGAGCTCGAACGGCGCCGGGCGCCAGGTCGCGACCACATCCTCGGGCGCGCCCCACGACGCTAGCTGTTCAGCGAGCTCGTCAGCGCCGCGCCATTCGCCCGACCAGAAGCGCGCGGCGTCGCGAAGTTTTTTTCCCGTCTCCCGGCAGCCGCGGCGAGATAGGCGACGAACAGCGCCGACTGCACGCGCGGGATGCGGATCAGCCGCTCCAGAGCATCGGCCGAGAACGCCAACGGCGATTTGTCGCGGTGGACGACCGCGGCCTGATCCCAGCCGACCACGACGAGGCGCAGCAGCCCCGCGACGTCGCCCGCATCGAGCAGCGGCTGAGTCTCACTGGTCGGCAGCACGGCGAACAGGACATCGAAAGGCGGCGCGAGCCGCTCCTCGGCTCCATCACCAATGTCGATGCGCACCGGCCAGGCGACGGTGAGCGATTCGACCGTCTCGAAATCGAACATCGGACCTCCTCACTTAAACGTGAACTTGACCTCGTCGTCGCCCGCGCTGGGCAGCACGTCGAGATCGAGGCGCAGCATCGCGGCGCCGTCCTCGTTCTCGTAGCGCGGCGCGTGCACCTTCAGCTTCGGGCAATCGACCTGGACGATGTTGCCCGCGCCCACGCCGTGGATCATCTGCAGGGCGCCCTCGGTTTCGAGCTCGGACGCCGCGAACCAGTCTTTCGTCGAGATCGCCGGCGCCTCGATCAGCGCCTCGCCGCGGGGCGCGCGGCCGAGGATCTCCACCGTCTTGGAGCCGACCAGGTCGCGATAGGTGACGCGGTGGCCGAGATCCAGCGACAGATAGCGCAGCGCCACCGCCGTGCCATGGATCGTCATGGTCGGGGTCTGCGCCTGGCCGACGATCTGCGGCTTGCGCCAGGCCGTGAAGCTCGGCGTGGGCGGCGCCACGGTCGTGGGGCCGGTGTAGAGGCCGCGGCCGGAGAACCGGATCATCGGCCGCTCGTTGGCGCGCGCCTCGAGCCGCGGCGAGCCGCGCCAGCCGAGCACGCGGTGGCGCTGGCTGTCCATGTTCCAGTAGTAGGACGCGGACTCGTAGCCGGCCGAGACCGGCAGGTACTGCGCGTCGACGCCAGCGTTGATGGTCTCGGCCATGCCCGAAGCGCGCAGGCCGGCGGCGCCAAAGGCCGGAGCTGTGCCGGCCGCGCCCGAGCTCGCGGCCTCGACCGAGAACTCCAGCATGACGTGCGTGCCCGCTGGGATGCGCTCCGCGCCCCGGAAATACGGCGTGGCCGGGCGGCGTTCGACCGGGCTGGTCTCGAACGGCGTGATCGACACGTCGAAGGCGAGAATCGCGTCGGCGCCAACGGGCGTGGAGTCGGTGCCGTAGGTCGCCTCGCGTTTGCCGACCAGCACCAGCTTGTCGAAGATCCGGGGCATCGATCACTCCTTGCGGCGACGCGTGGGCCGCGACTCGGCTTCGGCCGCAGCACCGCCGCGCTCGGCCCCCGCTTCCTCGGCCAGGCGCGCGCGCTCGGCCTTCGCCAGCTCGTCCTTCAGCTTGAGCTCGCGCTGCTCCGTCTCGGTCGGCCCGACCGGCGCGCCGTCGGCCTCGCGCGGGCCGCCTTGCTGCTCCTGGGTCGGCGCCTCGATCTTGGCCTCGCCGTTCGCGATCGTGGTCGAGCCGCCGCTGCGCATCGTTGACCTCACTCGAAATGCCGCGTCGCCAGCGCGCAGCGCGCGGAATGCGCGAGCACGCCCGCGAACATCACGGGCCCCGCATCCTCGACCTGCACCCCGGCGACGTCGTCCGGCAGGATGCAGGTGCCGACCACGCCGCCGAGCGTGTCGTCGGCGCGGAACGCGTCGCGCACGGACTCAATGAGCGAGTCGAACGCCTTCTCGGACGCGGCGGCGTCGTCGAGCCCCTGATAGGCGCGGAGCTGCCAGCGATGCGTGACGAGATAGCGGCCGACCGCGGGGCTCTTCTCCTCGGTGGCGACGCGCCGGATCAGCCAGCCCTTGAGGGTCGAGCCGGTCACGAACAGCGCCTTGAAGTCGGCGATCCGGTCGGCGTAGCGCTCGTAGTCGTGCACCACGCCGGCGCCGGCCACGGATTCGATCTTCGCCTTGATCGCGGCCCTGATCTGGTCGGTGGTGGGCATCAGCGCGCCTCGTCGGCGAGGCGGCTGGCGATGCGCGCCGCCGCCGCGTCGAAGATGCGCGCGACCTGCGCGCGGTTCGCGGCGAGCGCCTTGGCGAACATGCCGGCGCCCTTGGTGCCGCGCTGCGCGATCTTGCGCGCGATCAGGAAGCCGACGCGCTCGGCCTGGTCGCGCGCGACGCCGAGCTTCGCCACCACCCAGTCGGCGAGCGGCCGGATCGGCGGGAAATGCGGGCGCGTGCCCAGCTCCACCGGGACCGCATGCGCGATCGCGGTCCCCACTTCGCCGATCACCTGGTCGGCCAGCCGCTTGGGCTCGCGCGCCGAGATCGAGGCGCGCAGCAACCCGGTCGCGCCGACCGGCGTCGCCTCCTGGATCTCCCGCTGCAAGAGCAGCTCGGCCTCCCAGGTCGCGCGGCTGAGCTCGTCGAGCACGATCTCCGGCGCCTGGCCGAAGGCGCGCGCCAGGTTCGCCTCGTTGACGATGTCGAGCCGGACGGTCATCGGAACGCGGCCGGATGGGTGAGGCGCTGGGTCTGGCCCAGCGAGTCGGCCGGATCGAGATTCACCACCACGCCGGCCGCGACGGTCTTTTTGGGGTCGACGCCCAGCGCGTCGAAATAGCGCTTGCGGTTGGCGGCCGCGCGGAACGCGTAGTCGCGGCCCTTCGAGCCGTGATCGACCGAGTCCGAGGCGATCGTCGCGAAGCGGTTGCCGGAGAACTGCGCCGCGAGCTGGTCGAGCAGCAGCGCCGAGGCCCAGCAGGCGACCGCCTCGCGGTCGTCGATCGGCACCGTGTCATTGCCGGAATCGAGCAGGTGGCGCACGGTGAAACTGACCCGCACGCTCTGACCGGCGGCGATCGCGCGATCGAGCTGGATCTTCGTGACGCTGGGCGAATTGTAGAGGCGGTAGGTCTCGCGATCGACCAGCGCAGGCGGCGCGCGCCCGATCGGATGTTCGAGCGAGGCGACGCCCGAGAATCCGTCCACCCAGCCCGCCGGCAGCGGCAGCAGAGACGTGCCGTCGGCGGCCACGTCGACCACCAAGGTGCGCGGCCGGTCGCTCGAATAGCGCTTGGCCGCCAGGTCGATCGCCGTGTCGCGGTCGCTGGTCGCGATCTTGCCGGTGTCGTCGCGCACCAGCGACGTCACCAGCGCCTGGTAGTCGGCCAAGGCCACGGGCGGATCAGATCCTCGCCACCGTGAGGATCACCACGATGTCGTTCCAGGTCGGCGAGGTGCCGCCGATGGTGAGCGTGACGGTGACGGCGGCCTCGTCGGCGATCACGGTGTCGCTCAAGGTCGCGAACGCGACCGCGCCGGCGGTGACCGCGACCGGGGCCGAGAGCACCGTGACGCCGGCCTCGAGCACATCGACCGTGAGAGTCGGCGCGGTGCCGCCCGAGGCGCGCGCGCTGGCCTGCACCGACACCAGGCGCGAGCGGAACGGCATGTTGAAGCGGACCACCGCGGCGGTGGTCGCGGTGTACTGGCCGGAGATGTGGAACGGCAGCACGACCACGCCGGGCACCGTGGTCGCGAAATCCGGCGTCTGCGGCGCGGCCGCGCGCGGCAGCGCCAGCGTAAGGCCCAGCGCGAGCAGCAGGCCCGCCAGCACAAGGTTCAGTCGACGCACCATGATGATTCTCCTGGTTGGCGCCCGGACCGGCCGGGGGAGGGGTTCCGGCCGGTCCGGGACTTTGCGGCGTGATGGTCGGGCGCTCGCGCGCCGGACGCGCCGCTATTCGCTTAGACGACCGCCTTGAACAGCCCGCGGAAGTCGAGCACCGCGGCGCCGTAGATGTGGCGGATCTTCCAGGTGACCTGGTCGTTGGTGAACAGCGAGCCGACCGTGGGGTTGTCCTGCACGAACAGCTCGGGCTCCTGCTGGTTGTCGAGGAAGCCGACCTCGATGGTCGGCAGGTCCATCGGATCGCTGGCGACCGCCCAGTCGTTGACGTCGGTCCAGTACCAGACCGGCAGCACGTCGAGGACCAGCGACTGCACGAAGTTCTTGTCGTTGTTGGTGTTGCGGCGGAACAGGTCGACCGCGGCCTCCTCGAGATCGGGCGGCACCAGCAGGCTCCTGGGCCCGATGCCGAGCCGGTCGGCCGAGTTGAGCTCGGTCTGCTTGAGCATCGACAGCCGCGCCGCGGCGAGCGCCGCGGCGGACAGCGCCGAGGCGCCGAGATTGGCGTGGGTCGCGTGGAACAGCGCGATCCCGTCATAGATCAGCGGGTTCAGCCGGATGAAGTCGAGCACGAACTTGGCCAGCGTGCGCTTGGCCGAGCGCGAGAGCTTGACCGGGATGCGGCGGATCGCGCCGACATCGTCGTTCTTGATCATCTCCAGCGAGATCTGCTCGGTGCCGCCGCGCTTGGCCGGCGCATAGGTGGCCTTCTCGTCGGTCGGCGAGGCGAGCGCGCCATAAGGCCCGTTCTCGGCGACGATCGGCAGGTCGCCATAGCCGCCCCAGCGCGTGCGCTCCTGCGAGCGGAAGTCGGAGAGCGGCACGGGCTCGCCGACGATGCGCCGCCACACGTCGTACTGGCCGATCTCGCGATAGTCCGCGATCAGCCGGCGCGTGATCGAATTGCCGAGCACGTTCGCCCAGCTCGCCGAGTCCAGCGCCTCGCGCATCAGCGCCTGATCGCAGTTCTGCAGCATGCCGGTGACCCGGGAATCGCCGGTCATCTGCACATAGCAGTCCTTGAACGAGGCGGCGTGGCGGTGATCCTTGTGGGCGGGATCGAAGAACGCTTCGAGCATCCGCACGGTCTTCTGCGCGCGGGTCTCGCCCGATTCGATCCGCAGCGTCTCGCCCAGGCCGGTCACCCGGCCGGAATCGGCGAACTGCGCCAGGTACTCGCGCTCGGCCGCGATCGCCTGGTCGACCTCCGCCTCGGTGAAGCGCTCCGCCTTCTCGAAGCGCTCGCTGAGCCGCGCCTGCGCCGGCTTCGGCAGCGCGCTCGCGGCGATCGCGCTCCGCGCCTGCGCGCGCGCCTCGACCATCCGCAAAGCGGCGGTGAGCTGCTCAGGCGTGACGCCCTGTGCTGGCGCCGGATTCGCCGGCGCCGGCGCCGGAGGCGGCGCCAGCGCCTCGCGGTAGATCGCCTCGAGCTTCGCGTCGTCGAGCGCGTCGGCGTCGACGCCGTCGAGCAGCTTCGCGTTGCGCTCGCGAATCGCGGCGAGCATGAGGTCGCGCAAAGTCATGGTCGTCTCCTGTTGCGCCTCGACGAAATTGATGATCGCCCCGCCGGCGCCCGGCTCGACGATCAGGTCGACCGAGGCGACGCGGGTGAACTTGAGCGCCTCGCGGAAGGTCCGGCCGGCCACGGTGCGCATGCGCGCGGGGCCCACCACGTCGACCGAGAGGCCGAACAGATCGGTCATGCCGCGGCTCACGGCCTCGCGCAGCTTCACGCCGATCGCGCCCTCGGGCTCGATCAGCTCCAGGGTCGCGCGGATCTCGCCCTGGTCGGCGCAAGCGCCCGCGCGGAAGTCTGGCTCGACCAGGCGGCCGACCAGGTTGCGCAGATCCTTGCCCTGCCCGGCGATGTGCTCGCTGTCGGATTTCACGAACACGCGCGCGCCGGCGAACAGCGGGACCGCTTCGCGCAGCACCTGATCGGGATAGTAGTTGTTGTTGCCCGAGAGGCCGGCGCGGATCACCCGCGCGGCGAACCGGCCCGAGCGCTTGGCGTCGGCTTCGAGGAACACGGCGGAGTCCGCGAACGCCTCGCGCAGCGCCTCGCCCACGGGTGCGAACACGCGCACGACTTCGGCGGGTGCGGCGAGCGTGATCTTGTTGTCCTCGCCCAGCGCGTAGGCGTAGCGCCAGTGCCGTCCGTCGCGCCACACCACCACGCTGTCGGGATAGAGCGCGGCGATGTCGACATAGTCGGAGCCGATCGCCTGCGTGAGCGCGGCCCTGATCAGGAACAGGATCGACTGGAAGTCGCCGGCCGCGGCTTCGCGCAAGCGCTCGGCCCCGATGATCGGCTGCTGTGGGAGTCGGATGCTCACGCGAGCTCGGCCCGCTGGCCGTCGACCGTGATCACCGTGATGCGGCCGGCGCGCTCGTTGATCGCGAAAATGTCCTCCGCCGTGGCCGCACGCTCGATGGTCTCGAACATGCCCTTCAGCGGCCCTTCGGCGATCAGCACCGGCCGGCCGCGCTCGATCCGGGGCACCCGCACTTTGAGGCCGCAGCGCGCAGCCGCCTCGGTCCTGGTCAGTTGCCGCGCGTCGTCGGCGCCGTTGCGTCCGTCGGTCCGTCCCGCCTTCGCGTCGCTCTTCGCCTCGCTCTTCGCGTCGTTCTTCTCGGCCATCGCACTCCCCGCTTGCAGGGCATGAGGGTGCGCGACGATATTGGCGGGGCCGGTTCGAGATAACCCGGACACCTGTCCGGGGAGTCTTTTCCTCCGTGCTCGCGGCCGCCCCACCAACCCCGCTCGCACGGGGCCCCTACGATCCGGAAACCGGCGAATCCGGGTCGATTTGGGCAAATCTCCCCGCCGCTGGCGCGCCGAGCCGCGAATCCGCCCGGCGGCCGCCAACGACGATGGCCCGCAATCGAGTTTTGACGGGGGTTTAACGGGGGGTCTGGGAAAAATTCCGGGGTTGGATAGCCCCCCGGGGCGCCAGCGTCGATTCTAACGCTACCCCAGCGCGTTTCTGCGGGGGGTGATTCGGCCGATTCTGGGCCAGCTCGGCCGGAGTGGGCGATTTTTTGACGCCCCCCGTCAAAAAACCCGGTTCGGGATCAAGTCAGGAGTCCGCGGCGAGCGGCCGCCGGCGTCGTGAGTCTCAATCCCGCTGTCGAGCATCAGCTATCGCGGCGGTGACCTGTGCTTGCGGTCCATAGGACAGGAAGCGTCGCACCAGCGGATTTGCTTCGAGCGCCTGCGCTACAGCGTCAATTCCGGAAAATAGGTATGGGGCAGGCTCACCCATGAGTTTATTCAGTTCAACGCATTCCGTCGATGTGAGAAAACTTCGCGAGCGCTGACCCAATCGAGGGTGAGACTGCAAGTGATCGGGGTACTTTTGTTGAAGGTGATCGAGGAGCAACGCCGAAAGCAGCGCCGCCTTCCGGTCGCCGCGCGCGCGCAATTGATCGCCCAGGCAATCCAGCGCCTCGGCAAGCGTCAGCATTCCGCGTTGAACGCTGGAGTCGTCAGGGTGCTGATTCCCAACTTCAGTCCAGGCACCGGCAGGGATGCAATTTGTGCAGTAGGCATGCGGCATCCGCAGCCGTAGAAAGCCAGCGCGCTTCAGATCAATGTTATCTCGATCGATGCGGACCCACTGAGCGAAGACATCTCTGAGCTTCGCCATGCTCTCTCGCGACATGAGATCCGTCATAGACGCGCGCACAATCGGTGCTGAGAGATCGAAACGCTCACCGTCCTCCCACGTCGTGCACTCTCCATTGCTCACCTCGCTTGGCAGCAATTCCAGTCGGGTGGGCGGAGGCCCAGCAGTGAAGGCGTTGAAGCGGGCAGTCACGTGATACAGGGACACCGTGTGCTTCGTCTTGTTCACGCAGGCGAGGAAGATTGGAAGCGGGTAATCGAGCAGCCAGCGGACCTCCTCTGCATCCTTGAAGATCCAAGGGTCCGTGGTGCTCTTGACCTGGACGACGTAGTAATCGGTCACGACTGCCCGTTGTCCCTGGCGCTTTGTCAGGCCCCCGTAGAGGTCGATTCCGTGGTCATCCTGACCGCGAACGGGAGTCACCACGCCCCAACCTGACAAGAGGTAGTCCGCAAGAATTTCGGACCGGCTGCCTTCGTGAAAATTTGCCGCGACTGAACCGACCATTGATCGACCTGCACTTTCTTCTGTGCTGAACCGACTCGGGTAGTGCAGATTTTATCAGGGCGCGCGGTTAAAGGCTTTTCAAAGTTGGGAGTCCGGCTGAAGCCGCCGCGTCAGCGGATCAATCTCGGGCGACGACGCGCCGAGATCTGCGGGCAGTCGAGGATCGCGCGCCGGCCGGTCGAGCCCGCTCGCCAGCAAGCGCTTCGTGCGGTCGAGCGCGAGCTCGCGATCGGAGAAGGGCTGCCGGCCCGGCTGGCTCATGGTCCAGCTCTCCATGAACGGCAGATGCACGCAGCCACAGTTGATCGTCTGGCCCGGCGACGCGGCCGGATCGCGCGGATACATCAGCTCCTCGCCGTCGACCAGGAACGGTTCGTCGACGCCGCGCACCTGGCCGTCGATCGCGTCATGGGCGGGCCTGCTGTGAATCTTCCCCGAGCGGCGCCATTGCTTCTTCAGGCCCGGCAGCAATCCCGCGGCCTGCGCCATGCGCTCCTGCGCCGCCGTGGCATAGACGCGCCCGATCTCGGTGCGCACGATGGTCTGCGCGCGGCGGCGGCCGCCTTGTTCGAGCGCCTCGGCCACCTGATCGACCGCCTGGCCGGTGGTGAGCGTGCCGATCACGACCTGCGCCAGCGTGGAGTTGATCTGCTCGACCAGCTCGGCCGAGACGTCGCGCATCTTGCCGGTCAGGAAGGTGCGCATGGCCTGGAGCTGGCGCGTGTCGACGCTTGGCAGGATCGCGGAGACGCGCGCACCGCCGGCTTCGAGCGGCGCATCGACCAGGTCGACGCCGGCGTCCCAGGCCCGGCTCGCACCCTGCGCCATCGACTCGCCCGCGACCTCGCCGAACTCGGCCAGGGCCTCGCGCACCGAGACGCGCAGCGCCGGCAGGGCGAAGCGCTGGTAATCCGAGCCGCCGCGCGCCAGCACGGCGTCGATCCGCGCCTCGGCCGCGCGGAGCTGGCGCACGATCTCGCCTTGCGTGTCGCTCTGGATGCGCGCGAGCCTTCTTGCCTGACGCCTTCGCTCGGCGCGGAAGCGCCGGTCGCGCGGGTCTTCGGCTTCGACCAGGCGCATGTCAGTCCGCCGCGTCGCGCTCCCGGGCCGGGCGAGGCCCGGCCGCTACAGGCGCGTCACCGCGCTGATCTTCGGGATCATCCGCTGGCGGCGTGAACCGGTCCTCCTCTTGGCGTTTCTCGCGCGCGGCGCGCGCGCGCGCGAGCTCGTCGGCTGGATCGATCTTTGTCCCAAGCTGCTGGGCGATCGCGGCGATCAGCAGGACCGCGGTCTCGTCGGTCAGCAGCCCCTTGTCGATCGCGAGCCCGGCCGCGACGATCACGTGCTGCAGCGCGCTCGCGTAGCGCGTCGTGTCGCGCGCGGTCAGCTCCGGGAAGTTCACCGCGACGGCGAACTCGGCCGCGTTCTCTTCGGTGATGGTGACGCCGGACCGCGCGGCGCGCTGGCGGATCACGAAGTCGGCGAGATCGGTCAGGATCGCGCGCCAGCGGTTCTGCCGCATCGTGAGCGTCTTGAAGGTCGGCTCGCCCATCTCGCCGGCGGTGGCGCGGTTCACGTCGCCGCCGCCGCCGAACCAGTGCTCCGGGAACATGCGGCCGGAGAGCACATGGTTGCGGAACAGCCGCGCGGCCTCGACGCTCTCCGCCGTGTTGAGCTTCGGCGCCTCGGCCTTCCAGGTCTCGGCCTCGTTGTGAACCCTGACCGAAGCGGGCTTGGGCGCCACGATCTCGCGCGCGCGCGCCTGGATGTCCTCCTTGGTGGCGCCGGTGATGGTCACGTCCCAGAAGAACGCGCGCATTTCCTTCAGCCGCTCGGCGTCGGAATAGAGCAGCGTCTCGTAGAGATCGAGCCAGTCGGCGAGCGCGAGCAGATCCGAGTGGCCGCGTGGCGCCGTGACCAGCGTGTTGACCGCAGCGTAGAAGCATTCGCCGTCGCTGAAGGTCTGGCGGATCGCCTGGGTGCGCAGCGTGAACACCTCCTCGGGGCCGTTGACGATCACGCGGTAGCGGCGCGCCTTGCCCTGCTTGTCCTTCCTGGTGACCACGCCGATCGGCTGCGCGGCGTTGTCCGGATCGGTCACCACGGTCTCGATCAGCGCGGGATCGAGCGCGCCCAGCCGGACATGGCCGTTGACCTCGTTGACGAAGGCCGGCCAGCACTGCTCGCCGAACAGGGCGAGCTCGCGCATCTTGGCTTCGAGCGTCAGGTCCATCCGGTTGATCGGGTCCTTCCAGAACGCGTCGAGCCAGCTCTGCGCAGACTTGTCCTTGCACGTGACGCTGACGCCCTCGCCAAGCAGATAGGCGACGGCCAGCTCGATGAGCTGGTTGCCAAGCGGCGTGGCGCGCCACAGATAGACCGCGATCTCCTGCATGCGCTGGCGCGTGAGCGGCGTGAGGTCGCGCTGGGCGTCGCCGGTCAGCTTTCGCCATTCATGCTCGTCCGCGTCGATCGTCATGCCGATCGCCTCGCGCATCGGCGTCGGCTCAGGTTTCGCCGGTTCGTCGCGCAGCGCCGACCAGGCGCGCGCCAGGCGTTCACGCAATGTCATGGTCTTCCTCTCAAGCCGCGCAGCGCCGAGGCGCCCGCACGCAGCATCCCGCCCACTCCGGTCAGGCCGGGCGGCCGGAGCAGGCCAGGCCGCTCGACGGCGAAGGTGTCGCGCGCCGCTTCGACCGATTCGCCGGCGGCGGGCTCGCCCGATTCAGCGGCCGCGGCCGCGAGCGCTGCGCCCCAGAAGCGGTCGGCATGGCCGGCCGCGTCCGATTCGGCGACGAAGCGCGGAATGCCGGTGGCGCCCTCGATCTTGCGCGGCTTGTGCAGGTCGGCGCGCAGGGCGGTGTCGCCCAGCGGAATGCGGATCGTGCGATCCTCGAAGCGCTGCTTGAGCACGGTCGCGAGCGCGAGCTTGCGCGCGGCGCTCAGGATCACGCCGTCGACCCGCGCCGAGCCGTAGCGGCGGCGCGCGTCCTCGACCGGCTTCTCGCCCATGCCGGTCTGATCGATGGCGAGCCGCACCACGTCGTAGCGGTCGAACAGCGCGTCCATGACCGCATCCTGCTCGGCGAAGCTGATATTGCGGCGGACCACGACCTCGCGGGTCCAGGCGACGTCGCCGACGGCCTCGATCACCCAGGCGATCCAGAGATTGTTGCGCACGGCGATGTCGTTGCCGATGAACACGGGGCCGCCGGCATAGAGCGCTGGATCGCCGGCCGCATCGTCCTCGCAGGACGAGATCAGGTCGTAGGGCAGCCAGGCGGCCGCCTCGTCGAGCCACTGGCACTCGAACTCCTGGCGCCAGGCGTCTTCGTCGTTGAGCGCGGCGCGGAGCTCCTCGATATTGACCGGGTGGCCGTCGGCGACCGCGCGGTAGATGTCGACCGTGTGGCGCGACCAGCCATCGTCATGGCCGGACATCAGCTCGTAGAATTTGTTGGCCTTGCCGTTGCCGGTCGAGGTGACCCGCAGCCTGAAGCCGCGCGAGATCACCGGGAACAGCGCGGTCCAGATCGCCCGGCTGTCCTGGTGGAACGCGAACTCGTCGAGATGGACGTTGGCCGAGTAGCCGCGCGCGGTGTCGGGATTGGCCGGCAGGCCGGTGATCTTCACGTCGGGCCCGAACGCGACCTCCTGCATCTTGTAGGACGCGCCGGACTCGCTCCGCCACTCGCCCTCGATCGACTCGATCGCCAAATTGTAGGCGCGCGCGTGGCGCTTCACGCCTTCGTCCATCGCCTCTTTCGACTGCCGCTCGCCGCGCGACAGGATCACCCAGCGCGCGCGCCGTCCGTCGCGCAGCGCCGCGAAGCAGTCGTCGACCTCTTCAAGCGTGGTGGTGAAGGTCTTGCCAATCTGCCGCGCCCAGTGGCCGATCTTGAAGCGCGCGCGGTCGTTCACCCACTCGCGCTGATAGGCGTAGAGCAGCGGCGCGGTCACCTCACCCCCCGTCCGCGCGGACCGCTCCGAGGAAAGATCGGGGGTGAGGTCATGAGGCGATCCCGTAGATCTCGCGCACCTGGCGGAGCGTGTCGGGATCGAGCGTGCGCTTGCCCGTGGCGCCATCCTGTTCAAGGGAAGCGAGCTTCGACTTCAGCTCGGCCGCCAGCTCCTTCTTGACCGCGAGCGCCACCGCCGCGTCGGCCTTGCTGGCGCTGGTCAGCGACTGCAGCGCGCGCGCGAGGAACATCACCTCTTCGGGATCGAGCGTGACCGCGCTCTCGCCCTGCGCGGCGAGGCAGCGCATCACCAGCGAATGCATGAGCTCCACGTTGAGCCGGGCCGTGCGGCTCTCCGGCGCCTCGCCGAAGCGGGTCACCAGCGCCTCGGCCACGGCGCGTGACTCGCGCAGCATCTCGCCGAGCCTGTCGAGCTCCTGGACGTGGCGGCCCACACCCGAGCGCGACAGATCGGCGCCCAGCTCGCGCAGCTTGGCGACGATCTCGTCGATCGTGCAGCCGCGCTCGCGCGCGGCGGCGATCTCGGCGCGCAGCGCCGGGTCGAGCCGGTCGATCTTGCTCGGGCGGCCCAAGCGTCAGCCCCGCGCGCCCGGCCCCGGGCGTTTGACGCCGGGTACTGCGGCGCGGCCGGCGGCGACCTCGGCGCCGTGCTCGGTCAGGCTCGCGACCGTGAGGCCGCCCAGGTCCTCGAGCGCGACCAGCCCCTGCTCTTCGAGCCAGGCCAGCTCGGTGCGCGCCTGCGCGCGCGTGGTCGCGACGCCGAGCGCGTTGGCACCGTCGGCGAGGATCGACTCGTTGGCGGCATGTCCTGGCGCCTCGGACAGAATCCTGAGGATCGTCAGGCGGCGGTGCGCGCGCAGAATCTCGGCGTAGCTCATTTGCGGCCCGCGTTCTGCAGCAGGTACTCCTCGACCCGGTCGATCGCGGGCTCGACGCGGTTCATCATGTCCTCGATCCGCTTGTTGAGCGCCACGAGCTGCGCGTCCTGGGTCTTCACGTCGCCGCGCAGCTCCGAGAGCTCCAGCGCGATCGTGGCGATGTCGGAGCGCGTGGCGTTCTGGGCGCGCGCCACCTCGATGGCGGTGACGCGGTCGGCCATGCCCTGGAGCTTGCCCAGCAGCTCGACCAGCTCCTTCTTGCCGGCGAACTCGCCGCGCATGCGCCACACCAGCGCCGCGAACAGGATCGCCCCGACGCTGAGCAGCAGCTCGATCGCGCGGATCGTGTCGCCGGTCGAGAAGGTCATAGCGACCCCTTCATGCGCGCGCAGGTCCCGCCGCAATCAAGCGCGTCCGGCTGCTCGCGCCGGATCGCATCGGGCAGCTTGAAGCCGCAGCGCACGCAGATGCGCGGTTTCGGCGGCGGCAGGCTCCGCGCCAGGCGCTCGGCCGCGTCCTGCGCGCGGTCTGAGTCGTCGCTCATCGCGCGGCCTCGTAGGAATCGGCCCACTGGCCGAGCGCGGTCAGGTTGGCCTGGCACACGCCATGCACGAGCCGCCAGTCCAACTCGCGGCGCGCCAGCGCCGCCTCGCGCGCGGCCAGACGCTCGCGCGGCGGCAGGGCCTGGTCAGCGGGGCGGTCCGGGCACTGGAGCAGGCTGCGCGGGAAGACCGGGCGCTGCACCTCGACCTGCAGGCGCGGGAGCGCCGGGTCCGGACTCGCGCACGCCGCCATCCAGCAGGCGGTCAAGCACACGAGGGTCAGCCTCATCGATCGATCTCCCTTGCTCCTGCAGCGCGCGGCGCAGCCGCTCGATCTCGTCGCGCGCGAAGCCGCCGGCGCGCTCGTTGGCCTCGCACATCGCGCGGATCTCGCCGGCGGCGCGCGCGTTCTGGTCGGCGCGGCGCGTCTCCTCGGCGAGGCGCTCGCGGATCGTCTCGATCCGCGCCTCGGCGGTCTTGCGCTTCTGCTGTTCGTACTTGCCCCAGCCGGCGCCTGACGCGGCGAGCGCGAGCAGGATGACGGCGATGATCAGTTGGATCTTCATGAGTCCTCCGCGAGCCGGCCGCTGTCGTTGAGCTCCTGGCGCTTGCTGATCACCCAGGGATAGGAGCGCCCCAGCGCGACCGCGATCTGCATCGGCGACTTGCCTTCCCGGTTCAGAGCGATGAGCCGCGCCAGTTCCGCCTCGTCGCCGCGGCCGCGGCGCAGGGTCCAGGGCAGGCGCCCGGCGCGGCGCAGCTTGTGCGCCTTGACCCGCACCGACAGCTCCGAGCGGCCGAGCGCGGCGGCGATGGTCTTGAGCGGCTGGCCCTTGCTGTACCCGTTGCGGATGCGCGCGAGCTCGGCCGCGCTGTAGGGCTGCGTCATTGCGGCGCTCCGTTCGCGCGCGCCTGGTAGGAGCGCCCGGCCATGTAGATGCCGAGAATCGCCGCATGCATGATCAGCAGCGGCTCCAAGAGCTTGTCGGCGCGGCTCTCCTCGGCGAATGCGACCAGAAAGACGATCAAGCCCTGGTTCACCAGTAACGCGAGCACGTGCAGCCTGCGCGTCGTGCGGCCGGGCTCGTTGCCCGCCGCGAGCCAGCGTGCGATTGCCTGAAGCAAGCCCATGCTGCAGCATGCGCGCGCGGCCGCGGCCGCGTTAACCCGGACCCGAGACAGGCCCGACAAACAGATCGAGCTGGCGGCGATCCGCGCCCCTGGCCGCGCGCCGGCGCTGCACCGTGCGCCAGGTCACGTGCAGCGCCTGCACGATCTGGTTGTTGGTCCGGCCCTCGCCGATCAGCCGGTCGATCGCGGCGCGCTGACGCTTGGCGGCGCTGGTCGGCCCGAGCGGGACGACGATTTTTTCGCCGCCGTGCCGGCCGACCAGCCAGGCGAGCACGCGCTCGCCGAAGGCCTTGGCGATCCGGTGGTGCGGCTGCGCGCGCACCGGCACGCTGAGCTCCTGGCCGCCGAAGCGCTCGGCGAAAGCGATTGCGGTCTCGCGGCCCTCGGCCCGCGCCAGCTCGGCGAGCAGGCCGGGCAGGTCGGCGATTTCAGGCTTCGCCATCGCGCGGAACCCATTCGATGAGCACGGCGTCGGCCAGCTCCAGAATCTCGCCGCGCTTGGGCTCGCGCTGCGAACGCCAGAACGTCAGCATGTCGGCCCGGCTCGCGAAGCCGTCGAGACGCACGAAGGATTCCAGCTCGAATCGTTCGAGGTAGCGGCCGGCGATCGCCACGTAGAGATGGAACCGGCTGAACTGCAGGACGATCGGCCGCACGCGCATGCACCGCGCGACGCCCAGCTTCCGGCAGCAGCGCGTGCGCTGGCCGGTGTAGAGCTGGATCGCCTCGCCCGGGCGCGCGTGGCGGTTTCGCGGGCCCCTGATGGTCTGGCGCTTCATGCCGGGCAGCCAGGGGCCGGGTTCGAGCCCCAGCAGGATCGCGTCCACGAAACGTCGGTTGAAGGAATAGGCGACCATCAGGCCTCGCGCCACAGCACCGGCAGCGCGTCGTCGGGCACGCGATGGCGCCCGCGCGCCATCGGATGCACCGGCTCACGGCTGGCGGTTCTGCCGAGACACCAGATCGCCGGATGGGGCGGCTCGCCGGACTGAATCGCCGCGATCACCTGCTCGGTCCAGTTGCCGTCGTAGGATTTGGCGCCCCAGCAGGCGATCACGCGCGCAGCCGCCTTGGCCTCGCGCGTCACCGCGCGGAGATTCTCCTCCAGGTCGGCGCGCAGATCCGAACGCTCGCGAATCCGCGCGCCGTCGACCCAGCGGTAGAGACGGCGAGGCTGGCTCGCGCGCAGCGGATAAAGATTGACCGCCACGAACCCGGCATAGCCCCAGGCGCGCGTGAACTGCGTCCAGCGCCGCGTGGTCGGATCGTCGCGCTTCGCGTCGGCGGTGGACGGGTTGAGCCCTATCCAGCAGATCACCGGCCCGTCCGCCCAGCGCCGCCACAACGACCAGCGATATTCGAGGCCGCCGCGCGCGCCGGCGTTCTCACCCCATTCGTCGAACAAGTCGGCTGCCATGGCGCGCGGCGCGCTCAGATCGAGCGCCAGATCCGGTCGATGATATAGGCCAGGCCGAACAGGACGCCGAGCCCGGCGATCACGGCGACGATCAGCAGCGCCCAGGCGAGCCGCCCGCGGGCCACGCGCTCATCCATCGGAATCCTCCTCACTTTGCGATCGCCACGCACGCGAAGCGCGGCCGTGCGGCGTACGCCTCGCCATCGTCGTCAGGCTCGTACCGGTCGTCATCGTCGTCGTCCCAGCACGCCGGCTCGCCGCAGAACTCGCAGCCGCATTTCTCGAACTGGTCGCTGCCGCAGCACATGTTGTTGCAGGCGTTGCACATCAGCTCGCTCCCTTCGTCTTGCGTATCCACGCGCCCAGCGCGCGGATCGCCCCATCGGCGTCGCCGACCGAGAGGAAATGCGGCGCGGCCACGCCGTATTTCTTCGAGAGCCAGGTCTCCAGCCGGGCCCATTGCCCGGTCTGCATCGCGCCCAAGGCGATCAGGCGCTCCCACTGCGCCACGATGAGCGCCACGCGCGGCGCGAGCGCCGCGCCGGCCGCACCCAGCCCCGCGCCGCGGCGCCACGCGTCGATCTGGCCGGCCGCATCGGCATCGGGCTGGCTGAAGCCCTCGCGGGCGCACCACGCCTTGAGCGCGCCGATCGCCTTGTTGGCGTCGGCAGGCGTCAGGAAGGCGAGCGCGTCGCGGCCGGTCTGACGCTTCACGAAGGCGGCCAGCGCCTGCTCGCTGGCGTCGCGCAGCGCGCCGAGATTGTGCAGCGCGACCCACAGCGCGCGGATCTTCCGGATCAGCGCGTCGTTGGGACCACCTCCACAAGCTCGCACGGCTTCGCCGCGCTCGCCCCCTCCCCCGCGTGCGGGCAGGGCTATCGCATGTGCGCGAGGAGAGCGATGAGGAAGGCATCGTTCCAGGCAGCACGTTTGACTTTCTGGCGCATGGAGTTCTGGTCGGGATGAGTGCGAAGGATGTTGAGCGCG